GATGCGGCGAGGGGCAGCAGAAAAACGATCATTGCCGTGAATGCGACGACTATGAGCGATCTTTTCATATCCTTTCCTCCATGGACATGGAACAGGTTGAATGCCGATCATCGTCATGGACAGTTACCGGAAGCACCTCTGGTAAAATGAACCGAATCGTAATTCCAGGCGGTGTTGCCCTCGAATTTTCCCTGATGCACGATCGGGTCGCACATGGGGATCTCATCCTGGAAAAACGAAACGGAGACATGAAACTTTTCATTCGCAGCGCCCGTGGCATTGATCACCCGGACGTCCCAGATGAACGTCTTGTGGACCAAGTCCTGGACCGTCTCGATTCCCGGGGCTTCCGCGAGGTCTATCTCTTGGGCCTTCCCGAGGCTTGTTTTTGTTTCGTCGCTCGACTTCAGCCAGCTTTCGCAGGTAGCCGGCTGGTTATAGCCGACTTCGATTTTCACCTTAGGGATCCCCTTGTCAGTTTTAAGTTCTATGGTCTTCATGTCCATTCCCCCCTTTATTGTATAAGATGGATGCAAACCCTGGCACCACCCGGGCATTGCGCTGTAACGCCTTGCGGGGGCCTCTCGAAGCCTGCTCGCCTGTTCTCTTTATCGAAACAACTCTGGAGCAATTTCCATGAAAGACGCCTTAAGCGTCCATTTCGCCGGATTGCGGACAACTGGCGGTGCGGACATGTATGAGAAAAAAGCAACGGAGAAGGATAAGGGAGCGCGACGGCTATGGCACGAACCGCCTATTTAACCGTGATCTGCAAAAGAAACGACAGGTACGATGCCCTGTCGAGCGCCTGAAAGGGGACAACCGCCGGGAATCGCGGTTCGAGCAGGATTCTCTCAGGCCCAGAGGGTTCGCCGCAGTCAAGAGAAAAGACAACTTTGAAATGGAGCCGCCGAAGAGAGGCGTTACTCTAACTAACCAATTTTTTTGACTTCTGTCAACAGGAAACACTCGCCGATCGTGCATCGTTCCGAGCCGAAACCTCCCGCCTTTTGCACGGGGGGATTTCTTTCTCTCCCCCCTTTCCAGGTTAACGCTCAAGTTGCTGCCCAAGCGCTCAAGCGTTTCAAGTCCTGCCGATTTCAAGCGGATACGCCGCCCGTCCGGCATCCGATTTGACAAAGATAGAACGTCCGTTCTATCATGAGCGCAACGATTGGATTATAAAAACATATTCGGAGGTGGAAAAAATGGCTGATGCTCCCTGTTTGTTGGTCGAGTGGACGAATCCCCCGGTCGTGCTCCAGTTTTCCGGCGGGGTGAACCCGAAGGGCGAATACAATGCCGCCACGGCGTATTCCCTGGGGGACAGCGTGTCGTACAACGGATCGTCGTATGTGGCCATCCAGGCCACGACCGGTAACCTTCCCTCGGATACGACCTACTGGCAGGTCCTGGCCGGCAAGGGGGACACAGGGGAGACGGGGGAAACCGGCGCAACCGGCGCGACAGGGCCGACCGGGGCCAACGCGTACGTGTATATCGCCTATGCCTCCGACGCCAGCGGCACCGGCTTCACCATGACGTTCAACCCGGCCCTGAATTACATCGCCGTCCGGAACACGACGGTGGAGATCCCTAGCCCGCAGGCGTCCGACTTCGCCGGGCTGTGGAAGAACTACAAGGGCGAAGACGGGGTCCCCGTCGCCGACGCCGGCGGAACGCTCGATGCCATCACGGCGGACTACAGCCCCGACGTGTCCCTTGCGGACAAGACCATGGTTGCATTCGTGGCGCTGGGGGCCAATACCTCCACCACGCCGACCTTCTCCCCTGACGGGCTGACTGCCCATACGATCGTCAAGTACGGCGGGCAGCCCCTTGCCGCAGGCGATGTCCACGGCGCGGGGATGGTGTGCATCCTGGAGTACAACGCCGCGAACACCCGGTGGGAGCTCTTGAATCCCGCACCCTCCACATCCGCGTATCCTCCCGATTACGTCAGCGGGTTCACGCTTGCGCTTGATTCCGATGCTGAACACGACGTGACGTTCGGGGCCGGTGCGGCGAGAACCTCCGGCGGGCTGGACATCAGGACGACCTCCGCGATGACCAAACAGATCGACGCTGCCTGGGCATCGGGAAGCAACGCCGGGGGGATGCTCGGCGGCGATACCCCGTCGGCAGACGCCCTCCTGAACCTGTGGGCCATCGGCGGTTCCGGGGTCAGTGCGGACTTCGGCTTCAGCCTCTCGACCACGTCGTCGCCCACGCTCCCGAGCGGCTACACCGACAAGGTGTGGCTCGGCTATGTGAAGCTCGATTCGAGCAGCAACATCGTGCCGTGCAACTGGGTCGGAAAGGGCCAGCAGCTTGAGATGTGGTTCAAGGAGAGGCAGACAGTCGCATCCGGCCTGAACAGCACATCCTACACGACGCAGTCCCTGTCCGGCTGGCTGATATCGGGCGTACAGGCGGATGCGCTGTTCGGCGGATACTCCGCCTCAGCGGATTATAGCGATGATTATTGTATCGTGCGCCTTTCGCATGACGGGGTTAACGCCAAGACTGTTTTCGGACCAATGTACAATGCGACTGTCGGTTCGACTGGTGAATTGTACAGGTACAATTACGCATCACCTGTGTTCGTACCGATCATTGACAGTCAGATCTATTATAAGAACGAGAGCATGTCCACGTCGTGGACCCTGCTGCTGCGTGCAGTAAAATTCTGGAGGTAGGGGAAACACGGATCTCTATTCGATCGACTGAAAGGGTCCGGCAAAGATCCGGGACATATCGACTTTCCCGGCATTCGCGTCGGCGGATGCCGGGAAAGTACACATTATAAAAACATATTCGGAGGTGGAAAAATGGCTGATGCTCCTTCCCTGTTGGTAGAGTTGACGAATCCCCCTAACCTGCTTCAGTTCACAGGCGGGGTGAACCCGAAAGGGGAATACGATTCCGGCACGTCCTATGCCCTGGGGGACGGCGTGTCTTACAACGGGTCCTCGTATGCGGCCCGCCAGGCCACCACCGGGAACCTTCCCACCGATACGACCTACTGGCAGGTGCTGGCCAGCAAGGGGGACACGGGGGAGACGGGAGCAACGGGCGAGACCGGCGCGACGGGAGCAAACGGCGACAACGGGGCGAACGGGGCCAATGCGTACGTCTACATCGCCTATGCCTCGGATGCCAGCGGCACCGGCTTCACCATGACGTTCAACGCGGCCCTGAATTACATCGCCGTCCGGAACACGACGGTGGAGATCCCGAGCCCTCAGGCGTCCGACTTCGCCGGGCTGTGGAAGAACTACAAGGGGGAAGACGGGGTCCCCGTCGCCGACGCCGGCGGGACGGTGGATGCCATCACGGCGGATTACAGCCCCGACGTGTCCCTTGCGGACAAGACCATGGTGGCATTCGTGGCGCTGGGGGCCAATACGTCCACGACTCCCACCTTTGCCCCGGACGGGCTGACTGCCCATACGATCGTCAAGTACGGCGGACAGGCCCTTGCCGCGGGCGACATTAAAGGCGCGGGGATGGTGTGCATCCTGGAATACAACGCCTCAAACACCAGATGGGAGCTCTTGAATCCCGCCGCACCCCCCACATCCGCGTATCCTCCCGGGCACTTTGATGGATTTGCGGTATCGAACGGGACCGACGCCGATCACGACCTGAATATCGCCGCCGGAACCGCCCGCGATTCCTCAGACGAGGGGGATATCATTGCGGCTGCCATGACGAAGCAGGCGGATGCAACGTGGGCAGCGGGAACGAACGCTGGAGGCATGGCGTCCGGCGAGAGCCTTGTCATGGAGAAGATGATCCTCGACGTTGCCCCCGGAGGATCAGGATGGGCGGTCGGGGATACGATCACGGGAGTGTCGAGCGGGCAGACCTGCAAGATCATCCAGATCATCGACACGCTGAATTATTACGTCAAGAACCGCAGCGGGGCCTTCACCCTGGGCGAGGTTCTCACAAACGGAACGAATACGGCGGACCAGGGGGCATCCTATCCCACGTTTACGCAGGTGGGCACTTCCATCAACGTCTGGGCGATCGACGGCCCCTCTGTGACCGGGGACTATCTGATCAACAATGCCTATGATTCCGGATTGTCTCCGACCCTCCCCACCGGATACACGTTGAAGAGGCTCATCTCGTCCTGGCGTGTGGATTCCTCTGGAAACATTCTCAATGGATTCTGGTGGGGCACCGGAAGGGAAAGGGAATTCACCTATAACACCCCGATAATGGGGATCGTCATTAACAATCCCGGCACCTCTGCCATGACGGCCACTCTTGAGACGCCATACGGCATATCCGTGAGAGCGAGCATTGTCATCGGTGGAGAAAATACGGGGCCGTATTACCCCTCCTGCCTGGCGGGTACCGATATGGCTCCTTCCGCTACGGTGGCACCGTACAATGTCGGGAATTCTCAAACGGCGAACAAGGTGAGCAACATCACAAACACGCTCTCCCAGATTCGCTGCCGTTGCGGATCTTCTGCCTCCGGTGAATATTTCAGATTGCAGACCGATGGATGGACTCAGGCGTTTTAAGTAAGGACGAACCGCCTCTCTGCCATATCGTCGAGCGAACCTGAAATGCCCCCCTGGCTTCGGTCAGGGGGGCATTTATATCTGATGGGTCTTCTCTCCGTGAGCTTCCCTCCCTCATTTCCTTCCCGATACTCCCCAAAAAAAAGTTGTTGCTTCGTTGCAAAGGGAAGTTAAGCTGTAACCGTTGATTCATAACAGCCCCCTGTCTCCCTCGGAAGAGAAACGCAGGGGGCGAAGCCGAACGCGTCGTGAGGCCCCTTCGGAGATCGAACCTTAACAGGTTGACTCCGGAGGGGCTTTTTTATTGGACCCCAAACCCAGGAGGAAAGTGATGGAAGGAACCGAAGCAGGCGCTAACGCTGCGCCGGCCGCACCGGCCACCCCGGAAGCCGCCGGCGTCCCGACTTCGCCGATCGAGGACGGATTCGACCGGATCCCCGTGGACGCGATCAGTGACATCGACGCACCCGGGGAAGGGGAAAAACCCGCGGCGGAGGCCGCGAAGCCGGACGGCGGAAAGCCGGCCGAGAAGGCCGGAGACCCCTCCGGCAAGGACGCCGGGGCCGCGAACGACGGCGGCAAAAAGGAAGGCGGCGCAGAGGAGGGAGAGGGGAAGGGCGACGGCAAGCTCGACCGGTTCGACCGGCACCCCAGGTTCCAGGAGCTCATCGGCAAGGTCCATGAGCTGACCGCCCAGCTCGCCGAGGCCAGGGCCGCAATGGAGGGCCGCGGCGGCCAGCAGGCGGGGGGCCAGGCCCAGAGGCCCGAGAGGCTCCCCTTCATCGACATCACCACCCGAAGCAGGGACCAGCTCCGGGAGTGGCAGGAGCAGGACCCTGTCGGGTACGCCGCCAACCTCTACAAGCAGATGCAGTACGAGCTTGAGAAGTCCTTCGCCTCCAAGGCCGAGGCCGCCAGGACCCAGGCGGAAAAAACGGCCCGGCGGACGGCCGTCAGGGACACCTACAATGCCTACGAGAGGGAACACCCGGATTTCCGCCAAATGTGGGACTCCGGGCAGATCCTGGACTTCATGGGCAAAAACCCAGGCCACAACGCCATCAGCGCCCACATGGCCCTGACCCGGGAGGCGGCGGTCCGGGCGGCGGCCGGCCTGGCCGCCAGGGAAACCGAGGAGAAGGTCCGGGCGGACTTTCTCGCCAAGCGAAACGCGCAGGTCATTCAGGACGGCGGGACGCTCAAGTCCACCGGAGAGGTACCCGACGAACTGAAGGACCCGGCCAAATACGGGGGGCGGGTGGCCGCCGGAGCGGAGCGGCTCAGACGGCTCCGGGCAGGCGGGACCGCCTAGCCTTCAGAAAGCACGAGGTCGAACATGGCTCTGACATTCACCGAGCTTCAGGCAATCACCAACGACTACTTCATCATGGACGGGAAGAAGGCGATCGACATCTACTTTTCCGACTCCTTCCTGATGTGGCAGTTCATGGACAAGAAGAAGGGCATTTTCGAGCGGCCGTCCGGCGGCGAGCGATGGCGGATCCCGCTGGAGTACGACGGCCAGGAGGGCGGCTTCTACTCCAGGGGCGAGGCCCTGTCCTCGGACTCCAAGGAGATCATCAACGCCGCCTTTGCCAATCCCAAGCACGCCTATGGGAACGCCACCATCTACCGGCCCGACGAACTGGCCGCGGCGGGCGAGTATGCCGAGGTGCAGCTCGTCCAGTCGCAGCTCGGCTCGGCCCAGAAGACGGTCCGCAAGAAGATCGCCCAGAACATCTACGGCCAGAACACCGACGCCGACAAGAACATCACGGGCCTGCGATCCTGCTGCTTCGGGACTTCCTCGGTCGCCTACCTCGGGATCGCCGAGGACGACCTGGTGTCCTCCGACGGCGTCACCAAGCCCTGGGCGGCCAAGGGAACCGCAACCGCCGAGGCGATCAGCCTGCCGGTCATCCGTTCCCTGCGGAGCCTGGCCAAGATCGGCGACGGGGCCGGCGGGAGGCCCGACGTGGGCGTGACCACCGAGACCCTCTTCAACGTCGTCAGCGGCATCCTCCAGGTCCAGCAGAGGTTCACCGAGGACAAGAGCGTCACCAAGGCCGGCTTCACGAACCTCGTCTTCGAGGGCATGACGATCACGCCGGACGACTACATCGCGGCCGGCTACTTCTTCGCCGTCAACTCCAGTCACTACGGATGGGCCATCCACAAGGACGGGTTCTTCCAGAGGACGCCCTGGGGCGACCTGACCAATTCGCCCAACGGCATCGCCGGCAAGACCATGAAGATCTTCTGGGACGGCAACCAGGTCGTCAGCAACCGGAAGGCTCACGCCGGACACAGCAACCTGACGTAGTCCCTCGAGCGGCAAACCCAAGCGGCCCGAAGTGCAGGGGCCTGGCCGGAAGGCCGAAAGGAGCGACACATGGAAAGCGTGAAATCGAGAAAGACGGGCGGCTTCGCCCAGGGCATCTATCAGCAGTCCTCCAGGCAGCTCGAAGAGCTGGACACGGTCCGCGAGCTGGCCGACGGCCGCGTCTTCGCCTACGCCCAGGCCGGGGCCTCGGATCTGGCGGTCGGCAAGCTGACCCAGGGGGCGGCCCCGAACGCCAACGCCAACGACGAGACGCTTGCGGCGTCTGTATCTTTGGGGGCCACGGAGATCTCGGTGACCTTCGGCGGCGCCGTGACGGCCGACTTCTACAAGGAGGGATGGCTCTGGGTCAACGACGATACCGGGGAAGGCTATGCCTATAGGGTGAAGGGCCATCCCGCCGGGACCGCGGCGGTCATTGTCAGCCTGAAAGATCCGATTCGCTGTGCGGCAACGGCGGGCGCTTCGACGGTCAGCGCGGTCCAGAACCGGCAGAAGGCCGTCATCGTCGCACCGACGACCCTGACCGGCATCCCGGTCGGCGTGCCGGTCATCCCGGTCACCGCCGGAAACTTCTTCTGGAACCAGGTGAAGGGTCCCTGCCCGGTCCTGACCCAGGGGACGATCGTCATCGGCAACGTCGTGGGGCCTTCGGCAAGTGCTGCAGGAGCCGTGGCCGCGCTTGCGACGACCGACATCGTCGGCCCGGTGGGCGACGTCATGGCGGTGAACGCCACGACCGAGTACTCGCTCGTCAACCTGGCGATCCCCGGATACTAGGACGGGAAACTGATGCAATCTCCCCCGGCGGGGCTCCGGTCCCGCCGGGGATTCATAGAAAGGAGCCTGGATCATGGCTTTCACCTCTACCATCACCGGCCGTGCCGTCATCGGAAACAAGGTCGCCAAATGGGGGACCTACGCCAGCTCGGGCGGCTCGACAGGCGGCGACATCAACACGGGCCTGCATCTTGCCGAATCCGTCACCCTGACGCCCAAGGGGGCCTCGGTCAGCTCGAACGCGCCGGCCGTCAACGAGGACCTCCCCGTCGCAGGCAATGCGGTCACGATCGTCACCGACGCCGACCAGGCCGGATACTGGCAGGCAATCGGCGATTTCGATTAGCGGAGCGGGGGACACCGGCATGGACGATTCCAGGGCGGTCGTGGCCGCGCACCGCGAAGGCCGGCCGATCGCATTGACAGGGTAGGGGAGCGGAATGGAAACCAGCATCGTCATGGCGGTCACCGGCATCGTGGTCGGATTCATGCAGGCCGTGATCATCTTCATGCTCGCCGGCATCAAGAAGGATCAGGCCGATATCTGGGAGCGGATCAACAACCATCGCCACGAGGTCACCTGCACCGGCCAGGACTGCCGGCAACTGAAGACAGGGGATGTGATCATCCCGGGAGGATGAGATGGCCGGCAGACGGATCGAGGATTTAACCCCCAGGATGCAGGAGAAGATCCGGCGTTTCGAGGCGCAGCTTGAAGAGGCCATGCCCGGAACATTCAAGCGTTCCTGCACCCTGCGGAATCAGGCCGAGCAGGACGCCCTTTACATGCGGGGCCGCCATCCGCTCGACATCGTGAACAGGGCTTACAGGGCGGTAGGCCTGGCCCCGATCACGGAGAAGGAGAACGAGAAGCCCGTCACTTGGACCACGAAGTCCGCGCACAAGGGGGGAGAGGCCGTCGACTACTTCATCCAGCAGGGCGGGAAATACTGCACAGACCTCAAGGCCGATACGAACGAGGACCACATCCCGGACTGGGAAGAATTCGGGCGGATCGCCGACGAGTGCGGCCTTGACTGGGGCGGCAACTGGAAAAAGCCCGACTTCCCTCACATCCAGTGGAAGGACTAGGGGACGATGAAGGGGAAGGCGGTCAGGCTGAAGGCCCAGGCGCTCAAAGACAGGCGCTTGAAGCGGAAGAAGAAGCTGAAGAAAAGATGAGCCGATAAGCGCGGCATCAGGATCCGGCTCATGACCAGGGAGGATTCGAAAGGAGGATTCGAGATGAAAAAGATCGCGTTTCTGTGTGTTTTGATGATTGCTGCGGTGTGGGTTTTCGCGGGATGCGCCGGGGTGACGGTCTCGACGAATTCGGACGCCGCGAAGATGGCCGGCAAGGTGGCCGGAGCCTATGTGGCGGTCAAGCATCCGGCTTCCGTTTCCACCGTGAAGACGTACGCCAGGGGCCTCTTGAGCATTGCCGGCGAAGGCAAGATCACCAGCGATCAGATCACCGCCGCGGTGCTGGCGCTTTATGAACTGGTGGGGAACGATGCCGAGGCGAAGCTGTTGATTGTGGCCGCGGTTAACGCGGTCACGGTTGAAATCAAGACCGGCACCGTCAACGAGCAGGTCGTTTACGCATTGACCGGATTCGTCGAGGGGCTTGGGGGATAGAAGCCATGAGCGAGTTTTTAACCGAACTCGATTGCCGCCTCAAGGATGACGATTCGATCTGGGTGCTCGATTTCCCGCTGATCTACGAGTCCGACATCCTGGGGTGCATCGAAGTACCAGCCGGATTCGAAACAGATTTCGCCAGCGTCCCGAGAGTACCCATTGCCTACATGCTGTTCGGGGACCGGGCGCACCACGAGTCGGTCATCCATGACTATCTCTACCGCATCGACTCCGTTCCCTGCGTGGGGCGCAAACAGGCTGACGACGTATTTCTTGAGGCGATGGAAGCAAGGGGGAAGGGGTTCTTCGTCCGCTATTCGATGTATTGGGGCGTCAGAATGGGCGGCTGGACCGCCTACCACAAGAAGAAGTTGACGGACCTTTTGTAACCTCGGGACAGGGCCTTGCGGATGGACGAGATCGACCTTGCCAACGAACGAACCGATTGCCGAGGGATGAATAAGGAGCCCCCATGTCCACGGTCCAAGACATCTACGACCTCCTCCAGTACCGGCCGGACATCCAGGTCAACTGCGACGATCTGATCCCCGTGGTCAACCGGGCGATCCGGTCGATTTCGAAGCGGCTCTATGTCCTGGAGTCCAGCCTGATCACGGCGAAGATGGAGGTCGGCGTCTGGTCGGAGCGCTCGTACACGGCCGACATCGCCTTCGTGGACTCGAATCCGGACACCCTGACCGATGCCGCGTCTCAATTCGTGGTGGAGGACTTCCGGGCCGGAATGCCGATCACGACGACCCACGCCGGCAACCCCGGCCCCTTCAGGATCGGGTCCGTGGCCGCCGGGATCGTCACCCTGGATGCCGCCGAAGCCGTCATCGCGGCAACGGCCTCATCCGTCGCCGTGACCTCCGACGACGCCTTCGGCTACCTGCCCGCGGACTTCTGGGGCCTGAAGCAAAAGCCCCATATCCAAGGCAGGACGGAACCCCTGCAGCCCCTGCCTTCGCCGGAGACGGCCCTCAGGCATCCCGGCGCCGGGGATCCGGTCTATTACGAGGTCATGGGCTCGAAGATCTACGTCGTGCCCTGTGCCGGGGCGGATATCACGATCAGGGGAGACTACTATCGGCGGCCCGCTGCGGTGACAGGAACATCGTCAGAAATCCCCTTCAACGAGCTCTTCGACGAGCTGATCGCCGAATACGTCGAGGCCGGCTTCCGCGGGCCGCTCAACAGGCAGGAGAGCCTGACCATGGTCCTCGACAAGCTGATCCGGGACGGGGTGGATCTGATCGCGGTCAAGTACGAGAACAGGGGGCCGGCGGGGTTCCCCCGGGCCGTGGACTGGAACCGTCTGTAGGAGGGTACGACATGGCAGGAACCTGGCCGAACATGGACCTTTCGGACCTCGCCGCCCGCTCCAGGAGCCACCTGAACGAGGCGGCAGCCGGTTTCTTCAGCAATGCCGAGATCTACCGATGGCTTACCGCCGGGGTCTCTGAGATCGCGGACAAGGGATCTTGTGTCCGCCGGATCCTGGATGCCGTCACCGTCTCGGGAGTCAAAACCGTCTCGGCGCCGGGATTGAAGGTCCACCATGTCGAGTACGTTCCATCTTCCGGGCGGCCCTCATTCCTTAGAGAGATCGACCCGCTCAAGGCCGGGAACAACCCCCTGAAGGGCTCGGCCCCCCAGATGTGGTATCCGGACGGCGGGCTTATTTACATCGAACCAACTCCGGATGCCGCCTACCAGCTTCGGCTCTACGTCTCGGACGTGCCAAAGCTGGTCGTGGCGAGCATTCCCAGCTTCTCGACGGGATGGGCGGCCGGGACCGGTTGGACGGCAGGGGCGACGGCCGTCCACAGCGGAGAGCCTTCCGGGGACCTCGTCTACACGGACGCCGGTCTGGACGCGGGCACGGATTACACGATCGGCCTCACCGTGAGCGGTGTCTCCGGCGGCACGGTCATCCCTTATGCCGGGACAACGGCGGGCGTTTCGATCACCGCCAACGGATACCATACCCAGAATCTCGTCTCCTCCTCCGGGACCCCGGCCTTGAAATTCACCGCCGCGGGGACGGTTACTATCGACGACGTGACTATCCTAAAGGCTGCGGACTTTTCCAGCGCGACGGATCAGACCGAGCTCGCCCCGATGTGGCAGCACATGGCCGTCCTCCTGGCGGTCCGGGACGGCTTGAAGAAGGACGGCCGGAGCGCCCACCAACTCCTCGACGCCCTGGCCGAAAGCGAGATCCGGCACCTCCGGTCCCAGATCGTAGAGATCGTGCCCGCGGGCCGGATAGACAGGAGGTCGGCTTGATGGACCTCTTGACGATAAGATCCATGGTCCGCTCGGCGCTCCGGGACGACACGGTCCTGAGCGACGCGGAACTGACCGCCCTGGCCAACCTCGGATACCTGGACGTCGCGGTCAAGGGCGTCTGCTGCGAGACCAGGATTTCCGTGCCGGACCTCCCGGCCGGCGTGGCCCTGGTTACCCTGACCAACGTGATCCGGGTCAACTACGTGGTCTACGATACCGGAACAGGCGAAAAGGGAATGCTGCCGGTCGTGCCGGAGGCCTTCTGCGGCTACCACTATAACGGGGCGGCCCCGCAGATCTGGTTCCCCTGGGGGGATTCCATCGTGATCGGGCCGGTCCCGGATGCCGGAACCTACGATCTGGCTGTCTACGCGGCCTGTACCCCGGCCGTCGCCATGAGCGCGGATGCCGACTCCCCGGACGATCTTCCGGAGGAGTTTCACCCCTGCGTGGCGATGTTCGTCGAGGCCTTCGGCTGCCTGAAGCTCAGGAGGTGGGGGGATTTCGCGGCAGGCTACAACCGGTACATCGCCGGCGTGCAGGCCCGGAAATTCGAGTACGTGCTGAAGCACCCGGACAACCGGGGCGCGGCCGCCGTCCCCGACGCGGTGGAGGTGGGCTATGAGTGACCCGGTGGCCATGTCGATCTCGTTGAAGAGGCTTCAGCAAATCCCGGAGGCGCAGAACGAGCCGTTCAGGAAGAACGTCGTGACCCTGGACGGGAAGCTCATCACCTCCGAGGACCCGCTCGCGATCGGCAAGAACAACTTCAGGACCCTCGTCAACATGCGCTACGGCAACGCCTCCCCGAAGGCCGTCGCCGGCATGACGAAGATCAACACGACCGCGCTCTCGGCGTACCCGATCGTCCGGAGCGCCATCCATTTCAGGAAGAACTTCGAGGGCACCCGGTAAGGAGGAGAGAATGATATACGGATTCAACGCCCTGACGGGCGGCACGGAAGGATGCCTGGACGCCATCAGCGGCGCGATCCTCGAGGACGGGGACATGGCGCTCGGCCGTGTCGAAGGCGTCTTTTACACCTATATCCTCGACGCCGATTCGGGGCTCGCGGAATCGTCCCCGCAGGTGATCTCGCCCGATTCCGGCGCCGAAAACAAGCGCTGGATCCCCATGTCGATCGCGCACAAGGAGTCGATCTATTTCCCCATCGCCTACGCCGAGGGGGGATCGGCCCCTCCCGCGCTCCTCTCGTCCCTGTCCTCCACGAACAAGGTGGCCGTCCGGGCCTTCGACGGGGCGTCCAACGAGGACGTCTTCATCGCCTGGCAGGTGCCCTACGACCTGACCGGCTCCGCGATCGTCTTCAGGGTCCTGTGCTGGGTGCCGGGGGCCACCGCCCCGGCGGAGAACGAGGTGATCGCCTTCTCGCTCGCCGGGACGAGCATCGGCAACTCCGAGCTCCTGTCCAAGTCGCTCGGGGCGGCCGGGACCAGCAGCATCACCTGCGAGTCTGGCTATGCCCAGTACGACCGGATCGCCACGGACTGGAGCGACGCCGTGACGATCACGGACCTGGCTGCCGGGGAGACGGTCCTCCTCTATCTGATCCGTCTTGCGGACTCGACCGACACGTACGCGCAGGACATCGGGGTCCAGGGCGTCGAGATCAAGTACTCGCGCCTGATCTCCAACGCATAGGGAGGGATGCCATGCCCGCCAATTACTACTGCGGCTCCCCGGGATTCACGTTCATTTCCGCTTCAGGCGGAACCGAGACCATGGACGGCAATTACCGGGTCCATACCTTCACCAGCTCCGGGACCCTGACCGTCACGACGGGAGGCACGGCCGAATACCTGGTGGTCGCCGGCGGAGGAGGAGGCGGCGGGGCAGGGGGCGACAACGTCTACGGCGGAGGCGGGGCAGGAGGCGTCAGGACCGGCTTTTTGACGATCACCACGGGCAGCAAGACCGTGACCGTGGGTGCCGGGGGCGCGCGTAACTCGAACGGGTCCAATTCCGTGTTCGACTCCATCACGGCGATCGGCGGCGGCTACGGCACGTGGGCCGTGGCGATGACGGCCGGCAGCGGAGGGTCCGGCGGGGGCTGCGCCGATACGGCCCGCGGAGGGGCTCCAGGCAGCGGCACTTCCGGGCAGGGCCACAACGGCGGGGTCGGGTGGTCGAATTACGTGGACACCACCTATTGCGGCGGTGGCGGCGGAGCAGGCGCGGCCGGCGGGAATGCCGGCTCCGGCGGGGGCGGGGCCGGGGGCGCCGGCATCGCATCGAGCATCACGGGGACCCAGGCTTACTACGGTGGTGGCGGCGGCGGATATTGGGGCGGAGCGGGAGGCATCGGAGGCGGCGGCGCAGCAGGGCAAAACGGAACGGCGAACACCGGCGGTGGCGGGGGCGGTCTGGGGACCGGCGGCTCCGGGATCGTCATCATCCGGTATCAGGTCCAGTAAAAAGGAGATCGGCCAGTGCCTCTTTCATTCAGTTCGGCCAATACGCCCTTCCAATCGGCCCTCGGGCCGATGGTGGCCTATTACTGCCCCAATCCGCCGGCGATCGCCGCGGTGACGCCGGGCGTGGGGGTGAAGCGCCGGACGATCCCGGTCGTCATCACCGGGACGAACCTCACCGGCGTGACGGCCCTTTCCTTCGGGGACAGTGTCACGATCAACAGCTTCACCGTCGAGAGCGGGACACAGATCGTAGTCAACATCACCATCCTCGTATCGTGCACGTCCGGGTTCAAGGACATCTGGCTCGTTTGCCCTTCCGGCGCGGCGGTCCTCCGGGGCGGCTTCGCCGTCCTGAAGGCCGCCAACTACATCCTCGCCCAGGCCTGCAACCCGACCATGACGGCCTCGCAGGTGATCCACAACTCCGGGATCGTCCCGGAGCCGAGCAACTTCTCGGCCGCGGCCCTGTGGACGGACTCGGCCGGCGCGGGGTGCGGCTGTTTCTCCGAGGCCCCCCAGGGCCGGATCGCCTACTGCAACGGGGTGGACTCCTGCATCTGGGGCGGGGAGGAGATCCCCTGCACGGCCTTCATCACCGCGACCGCCGAGGTGACCGACATCCCGGACGATCCGGCCGACTTCACCGACGCCGTCCTCAACACCCGCCAGGACGTCGAAAACGTGGCCGTCGTCGGCGGGACCGGCGGAAAGACGATCCTGGTGCGCTCCCCGATCCCTATCCAGGGGGTCTCGTTCTACATCGCCGACGGCCAGGAAAACACGACCGCGAGCACGATGACGGGCAAGCAGTGGACCGGCTCGGCCTGGGAATCCCTGACGATCGCGGACGGGACGTCGGTCGACGGCAGGACCCTGGCCCGTACCGGGTCCGTGACCTTCGCCTCCACGGTGGACACCTCGAAGCTCAAGTACATCGAGGGCGGCCTCGGGTACTGGTATCAGTTCACCATCTCCGACGGAGGGGCCGAGGTCTACTACGTGACCCTGGACGCGCCGTTCCAGCGGATCTTGGACATCTGGGACGGCCTGGACAGGGACATCGCGTCGTTCTTCAAGTACACGACGACATACGAGGACCTGATCCTCAACGTGACCGACGACTACTACGAGGACCTGGACACGGCCAGCTACGCGGACCTGTCGAGCCTCGGGGCCTACAGCGACGGGAACAACTGCGTCCTGATCGGGACCTTCGAGCGGGCCACGGCCTTCAACGTCAACGTGCCGCCGGACAAGACCAACGGCACGGCCGGCACCACGGCCACGATCGACTACTGGAACGGCAAAGAGTTCACGTCCGTGGGCGCGATCGTGGACGGCACCGCGGAAGGCGGGATCAGCCTCGCCAAGTCCGGGACCATCAGCTTCTCGCCGCCGGACGCCTACGCGGTCTTCAAGCGGACCGTCGCCAACAACTCGGTGCCCCTCTACTACTACCGGCTCCGGTGGGACAAGGCCCTGGATTCCGGCACGGCGGTCTACTATGTCTCGAGCATCCCGGCCCCCAGGCAGATCCGGGGGTACAAGTTCCCGCTCTACAGCCAGAACCGGCTGATGCTTTGCTGCAACATGGACGGGAAGCGCAACAGCATCCTCATCTCCGCCGACGAAACCTGCCAGGTGTTCAACGGCCAGGACAGCCTGGAGGTCGAGTTCGGGAATCACGAGGAGCTGAACTGCGGCTGCACGACCTTCGCCCAGTACGGCTCGAACCTGCTGAACATCACCATGCTGTTCAAGAATCAAGAGGTATGGGGATTGGTAAAAGGAGATAGCTCCTGGACGAAGTACCGGATCAGCCCGACCATCGGCTGCACCGCGCCCGGGACCCTGGACGTGGTGATCGTGCCGCCGGTCGAGGGCCAGTCAAACGCCAACCGGTGCTTCGCCGTCTGGATGGACCCGGGCTCCGGGGGCGTCTACGTCTCGGACGGCCGGAACCCCATCCTGGTGAGCGACGACATCCGGGACATCTTCGACCAGACGAAAACGGAGCACATCGACCTCGAGAGCGTGGGCGACTTCACCGCGTTCGTGGACAAGGGGAAGATGGAATACCACGTCTTCCTGACCCTGAACACCGGGGAGGCCGAATTCGTCCTGGACATGAAGCGGTGGAAGTGGTTCCGGGTGGAGCGCGGGACCGGCAAGAGGCTCAGGTGCGGTCTCAACGTCACGGACCAGTATGGCAACAGCTACGCCTACGGCTTCATCGATGCCGGGTACATGATGCGCCTGGACTACGGGACCGACTTCGACGGGAACGCGATCGTCTCGATCCTGCATACCGGGGACTTTCCGCTCGACGACGGGAACCTGCTGGTCGAGTGCGAGGCCAAGGCGTTCGTGCCGATCCTGGTGGCGAAGACGACGGCCTCCGACGTAACGCTGACCCATTACGTGGACACCGCGGCCTCCGGGACGGATTACACGATCGAGCAGGCGAGCTCCGGACGCCGCCTTGCCTTCCCGGTGAAAGGGGCGAACTCGGTCCCGGGGATCTTTCATTCCCTGAAAATGTCTGTCACGACCAGCGACGAAAGTTGCGGCTTCGAACCTTTCGCCGTCGCAATATACCATCAACCCGTGCGCGAGCACGATTATACGTAGGAGGGTGCCATGGCCAGCTCATATAACATTCCGACGTCGTCCCTGAGCAAACTTCAGAGGTACTTCAACGCCAGGAAGGCGGCGGGTCAGATCGTCCAGCCCTGGGAGCTGGAGGAGGCCTACGGGGGCGAACTCTCGGCCCTGGCCGGCCAGAAGACCGCCAACCGGCAACTGTCCCTCGCGCAGGAAGCCCAGGCCGAGACCAAGCGGGCAAACGCCGTTACCGAGGCCCTGAACGCCCAGAAGCTGGCCGAGGCCAAGGCTGAATACGAAAGCACCCTGGAGAATAACAAGAGCCAGTACGCTTCGACCCTGGCCCTGCAACAGGCCGCCCTGGACGAGCAGAAACGCCAGGCAGCGGCAAACGAGAGTCTTGCACAGGATCAGTTGGAAGCCTCCAAATCGGCATCTAAGGTGTCGGGGATCGGAAACCTTGCCTCGGCCGGCCTAACCGCAGAGAAGCTGACGGGGGGAGGGGTTTCAAAAGTTCTCGGAAAGATTGGGAATGTTTTGACGGATGCCTATAAAAATTTAACTGGACCTGCGGAAATTCCATATGATGAAGTTGGCCGGTTTGAAGTCGAGGGATTCGACACTCCCTGGAACAATCCCGACATCGGAA